AGGAGCTGCGATCCCTCTAACTGTCATGCATGTATGCACAGCAGAGATTACGACAATAACACCCTTTGCTGTTAATCCATCAGATAGCGCATCTGCAATCTCATCCGTAATAGTCTCCTGGATCGAAGGAGACTTTAGCCCTGCAGCTCTTACTAGTCGAGCCAGTTTTGAGAGTCCAACCACCTTCTTCGTAGGTATGTAACCAATATGACAAGACCCAAAGAAAGGTAGAAGGTGATGAGCACACACAGCGCGGAAAGGTATACCAGATTGGATAACCATTCCATGATAGTCTCCATACTTAGTCGAGAACGATGACTTGAGAATTTCCTCTGGATCGTACGGTTGAAGGAACTCCATAAGGTATCTTACAAACCTTTCGGGAGTCTCCTTAAAGTTCTCATCCATTAAGTCGACGCCTAAACATCTAAGCATCATAGCAGCATAGTACGGTGCATCCGTGGTAGGTGTATCCTTTACCTTATTTATTGCTATTGCTTTCTCGATCTTACCTTTGAACGAGCTCATTACCGACCCCTCTCGTTACCATATACAAGTACATGCTGCTGAGGAAATATCCATGCCGACTTTAAAGCAGGAGTATTACTCACTAAGTCCATTACTTCAGCTGCCCAAGTAAGGATTGTATTCCTTTGAAGAGTTAAGCTGTCTTCTGTTGCCTCTAACTCTGTTAGTGCCTGCGGTGGATAGTGATTACCTATAGATAGGAATAAAGCTATCTCAGGAAATAGTGTAGCTACCTTCATAGCAAATACGATATCCCCTTTAGTAAGGATAGGAATCTTCAATGCGACCGAGCTCTCTAGAGGATATTGCATCAACTTCTGCATGAACTTGACTAGATCGCTTGTATCACCATATCCCATCCCTGGACCTTTAGGTGACACTACAATGGAGTCACATACAGCAATCCAAGGTCTCCATACACTACCTTGAGTCTCTACTGCTACACTGATATTATGAGGTACTAGTGCTTGTACTAGTTCCTCTAGATCCCACATAGCAGGATTACCACCTGAGATCGTTAACCAATCTGTATGACGCATCTTGGATAGGAGTTTATCGAGGATTTGGTTCTGCGTCATCATGGTAGCATTAATCTTAATCTGATCAGGTAGAACCGCATGCAGAGAGTCGCAAGAAGGACAACGATAGTCGCAGCCTCCAGTTCTTAGGAACCATGTTTTTGTTCCTACTAGTGGTCCCTCACCTTGATATACAGGGCCAAACATCTCTACGACAGGAATTCTCTTATCATCCATGGTTATAATCCAAAGAGGTTAGTTCCGCCTGACACAATAGCGCTGCACTTACGAGTTTCCTCGACGACGACCTTAGTAAGGATTATACCTGAACCTGCTAACTCTCTTGGGCCTACCACATTTATCAGGTATATACCTATATTCTCAGCAGTTGGATTGAAAGGTACCCATACAATACTTTGAGTAACCCTCTCCGACTCAAGACCTCTATTCCTTTGCTGGAAGATTGTCGCCGAGATGTATTGCATTACTACATCCTCATCCCAGGCTAGAAACTTGTGGTCCCAGTTTAACTCAAGCCAGTCGCATAGAAGGTTCTTTATATCCGAAAAGTCAATTACCCTTCCTAGACTGTCCAGGCCTCCCTCGAGTTGTCGACAGTAAAACCAAATCCTATAGTTATGACCGTGAAGGTGAGCACACTTACTCTCATGACCTGAGACGCGATGTCCGCAGGAGATGTCATGATAGCGAACAGCTTCAATACTCATGGCTTCTCCGCATATTGTGTAGGATCTATAACTTCTGCAATTCTGAAGGCATCCTGTCTAGCTCTACAGGTAGGACATACACCGCAATGTAAATCCTCCCCTTTGTAACAAGACCACGTCAACTGGTATGGTACACACAACTTAGTACCCCACTCAACAACTTGGTGCTTATACAGCTCGATCAGAGGAGCTGACAATCTTATCTTACCGTAAGTACCAATCCAGATAGCAGCTCCCATACAACCGACGAAGTCGAGTCGACAGTCTGGATAAGCATCACCGGCAGCATCTTCAGCGTGCGCACCGAATAGGATTACAGCATCAGTCCAAGGACCTTTATTGTTTACCTGAGACGATGCATATGCAGCAATCTTGGATAGCATCTGACCATTACGGAAGTGTACATAAGTAGGAGAAACACCTACTATATCTTTGTACGAAATGTTCGGTACTTTAGCTTTAGCGTCCGTAAGCATTGACTTAGGTTGATCTCCCAGTCTTAGAACTACTTGATCTATGTGATAGTGATCGCATAGCTTAGCTGCACATTCCAGCTCTTTGAGGTGTCTCTGACCGTAGTGGATACCTACTGCTTCAACTCCTCCTGGAGTTCCTCCGTACTTATCCATTGCAATACCTAGACAAGTACTACTATCAATGCCGCCACTAAGTAGAACAAAAGCTTTTGTTGTCATGTCACCGCTCCTCGTTAGCAAATGCCGGTTACGCTTTCCGGCGTCTTCTTCCTTAAAGTCCAGGACGCTGAGAGAAGCTGCAGTATCCTGGAGAGGCCGTATAGAAGACTACATGAAAGCTTCGCTGGCACCTTCTGATGCTGCAAGCACGTCGCGTACATTGTTGCGATTGACGCCTTCGTACTTCTTGATGTCAACGCGAACACGACAACGCTTACCTACGAAGTAGTTCTCATCAGCCAACTTAGCCGGATTGAACTTAGTGCTCAATAGCTCAGGTGAGATACGTCCCAAGACTTTCTTGAGTCGAGGCATTGTAGTCTCGACAAATGGGGTATGGAAGAACAGCTTCCTTCCCGCATAGTCGCCCTCCTCTACCTCAAAGACCCAAGTCCACATATTGTTACCTGAGCGTTGACTCTGTCCGTACGTTACTTCGTCGACGAGACACGGATAAATACCTCGTGGGAGGCACTCAAACGTACCTTCATCACTAACACCGGACATATCAACAAGTGCTGCATCACTTTCAGTGTCTTCAAAACTGACATTAGGATTAGGAGACATTTAATGTCCTCATATGGTGGTTGGATGGGTGGTAGGTAATGAATAACCTAACTAGCAGCTCTGACAGAACTTAAAGAGCTACCAGAGGTATCGTACAAGCCTACCGCTTGCAGGATACTAAGAACTGATGGCCTATCGAAGAACTCACCTTTGAATCTGCTAAGACGATTCTTGGCATCGAACTTTGCTGAAGGTTGCACGTACATTCTACGGATATTACTTCCATCTTCTCCTGGAACGACAACAAGGAAGCCTACAATATCCATGAACCCTTGAACTTGCTTAGAGAGCTTTCCTGTCAGCGACGGTTGGTATACGAACCTCTTGAATTCATCCTGAGTGTATACTGCCGCTGACGTCATGATCACATTCATTGGTAAATCACGAAATGCTCTTACCGACCGAAGAATTTGGTTATTATTCTTCTTGTACTCAGCCCATTCAGGACTTTGAGTCTCTTCATCAAGTTTAGTCGCATCCGTGATCCCAAGCAGTTGATACATGCTAAAGGTTTCGATTTCCGTTAAGGAGTCGATAATGACAGTGTTGTACTTACGAGGCTCCTGATCTTCATCGTAGCTCTTGCGAAGTCTCTGCTCTAGTTCCTTTAGCTTACCCGTGTTATTCTCGTCACGAAGTTTACAGTGCAACTTCAGGAACTCCTGAACACGAGCGAGCTCCTTAAAGGTGGACACTCTAATTACGTCAATATGTTCTGCCGCTTCAACGTAGGATTTCTCATCCTGCATAGCGATTGTCATATCGCCAGCTTCAGCATCGATCATCAGCACATCTCGCATCTGTGGAACGAGAGCACTTGATCCTGCTAATTGAGTCTTACCTACACCATAGTTACCGTACACAAACAGCTTTAACCAACGTGTACTGGTATGAACAGAAGCTATCTGAAACGGAGGTGCCTTAATAGCTGTCGCTATAACAGCTGTTGCAGCCGATGCTATAGCAGAAGTGGACTTTATGAGCGATTCACCTGCAACAGCTATCGCTGCAGATCCCACTCCTCCAATAGATCCATGGCCTCTGATATTGTCGGGAGATCCCCCTGAGGGAGACTTGATTGGAGCTGCGGCTTTTGTATTTGATCCGGCGGGGGTAATAGATTTCTCCATGATCGATCTTCCTCTTCACGGTCTACGGTTAGTGAGCCTAGTAGGCTCTCGAAGTCGCTACCATCATCCATAGCTACACAGACTGATTGTAACGGACACTGCCATCCACATTGCTGTGAAGGATTAGGATATAACGGCAAATCAGGGTTAACCATATCAGCAGCCTCAAGAAGGATCTTCTCTCCTTGTGCACCAATCTGATACTCGTTGCGTTCGATGAAGTCCCTACGGATAAATAGATCCGAGTCTTCGGTTTCGTCAATCACCAGGTTGTTTAGAAATCTGACATTCTCAGGAGGTGCATTCTTAACCTCACCGTAGATATCAAGTATCGCCTGACGATACATTGTTGCTGTAGTACCTTGCCCCTTATCAACGGATATCTTACCGTTAGCCAGTATACGAGGATACTGAGGTAGCTTCTTCTTGAACTGAAGGTAGATTACTCCAGCAATTGGACGATCATAGATACAGTAAGCAGCCCAACAATAGGATGTAATCTGATCGTCGACGTCAAAGTGGTATGTGCGGAATAGCTTAGCTGTCTTATACTCCACAATCCAAAGCTGCCCGTCGTCATCTTCAGCTACTCCGTCTATTGTGCCGTGGTAGACTATAGAATCTCCATCGGGCGCAAGTATTGGTAACTGAATCTCAAACCGAACCTCTACTTGAGGCTTACCATCAACCCAAAAGATTTTGAACGGTCTTCTATTCCTAAGCCAGTACGTAGAGTAATACTGGAGCAAACCAACACCCATATCGGTTAGCTCTAGATACGTGGGAGGAAGTTTACCTGTTGCCTTAGTTGCTGCAACGTACGCAAGAAAGGCTACCTCTGGGGAACCATACTTATTCCAGCCGTGAAAGTCTTCGAGAGCGTAGTGAACACCTGTTCCGAACCAGAAGTGATCTACTACCTCATCTACAGACCTATTGAATCTGCTTGGACTTTGCCATGCCCATAAACGCCGACAGCGTCTAAAAACCGTTCTCTCGCTAGTACGAATACGGTAAGGCATGGTGTATTATGGTCTTGGTTGTGTGATATGTATGCAGAGCTCTAACTCGATGCATACAACAATATAGTAATTATACAGTAGTCCATAAAAGGACCTCAAGAGGTTATTAATGGTACTTTGATTGTAGATTGCACTGGAGGTATCCTCTTGTCCTTCATGAATCTGCTAACGTTTATAGTCTTACCGTTTAGGACCTCTCGAACATCACCATCAATAGTGTCCTCATGCATGAGATATTCAACCCTAACACCTTGTGTATGTTGAGAGTCCATCCTCCTTAGCCGACCTTCAGCCTGCTCATTTTCAGTAGGATCCCACGAGAACCCTAAAAAGTACGCTGTATGGACAGTATCAAGAGCGAAGGATTGAGCATACGAGATCGTACACAGCATTACACCTCTCTCCTTCTTGAACTGTTCAATCCTGGTATTAACCTCCTCAGATTTTAGACCTCCCTGAAGGATAAATACCTTTACACCTTCTACCTCCTCAAGCTCCTGCTTAATGAACGGAAGTGCTGCAGCAAAAGGAGTAAAGATTACGGTGTGAGGATCGTCTTCTATCCTCTCCTTAAGATACTCTAAGCCTGCTCCACAATCTGGAATCCCTAGGATCTTAGGACATACCAGAATCTGTCTTAGTCTAACACTCTTAGCTAGGACATTAGGTGCTATTAGTAGTTTCTGTTCCTCTGTTTCTGCTGAGCGAATTAAGGCAATCATTTCCTCATCTAACTGCCTATACATATCCTCTTGTATATGTGTCATCTCAAGAGGTCTGACTTCTCGCATTACAGGTGGAAGCTGTGGTAGTACTTCCTCATACGTTCTGGCGACGTAGTAGTTTTTCCTAAGCAGATCCCGTAATTGAGACGCATTGCGTACGCCTATGATCTCTTGACCGAAAGGTCCTGCATCTACGTAGCAATAGGTATTAATAAATCGCCAAAAGGACGCGAAGCTTTTCCTGTCTACTAAATGAAGAGGTCCCCAAATGTCTTGAGGTCCGCGAGATGCTAAGGTAGCCGAAGCTAGCAAAAGGTAAGGAACATTACGCAGTCTATCTAGAGCCTTAAATGCTACTGACTTTCTGTTCCTTACTTTATGAGCCTCATCCACAATTACCATATGCCAAGGTACTCTAGCTATTTGGTTGATATCTCTACGTAGGATATCGTGGTTAATTGCGACCCACGCTTCATCCATCTCATAGATCCTATTCCAAAGAATGTTCCTAGTCGAATAATGACCTGTTACTTGAATAGGGTTGATACCTATCCACTGAGGTGTTAGTCTTAACCAAGTCGCTACAGCACTAGTAGTACCTGTTACTAGTACCTTAGGAGGCTGTCTCAGCATCTCCCAAATAAGGTAGGCAATAAAAGTCTTTCCTAGACCTGTTTTATGTCCAAGAATGCCTCTACCTTTCCATTTAACGATCTGCTTTGCATCCTCAATCTGGTAAGGACGCGCTGTGTTGTGTAGAACTGGCAACATATCAAATGCTAAAGGATTTGGTGCATAAAATAAGAGCCTCATCCTTAGTGAAGCCTTGGGCTAGTAGCTCATTATACCTGATTCTAGTTAGCTTCGCTTGCAGCATGATTATCTCTTGCTGTGCCGGCATAGCCGACTTCATCAGCTCGACAGTTTGCGCTATCGCAACTAGTACTTTATCATCCGAAATGTTTTGCATGGATCCTCTCGATTACGGCTACTTGCTTCTCAGATAGGTGCGAAGTTTTCTTGCCTTCCTCTGACTGCTCCACAATGGACTCGATAAATTCATCCTCCCACTCAGTTATATCCTTTGTTCCTTGAAGACCGCTAAGCTTCTTGATCATTGTACCTATTGAGACGTAGCCTTTGGCCATTTACCCTCCTTAATCATTCGATTGCGAAAGGCATAATAAGTCACTCCTATACTGTCAGCGATATCTGCTGCAGCCATTATTACACCACTACGAGGATGTGGAAGCATGACAGTATTACGTTTATTACGTCCCTGCGTCTTAGAAGTAGCCCACCTTGCATTTCCAGGTTTGTACCCTAGATTAGGATCGATCCTGTCGAGGGAGTAGTTCTTTGAAGGCCTACGACCCATATCCTTAAAGAACCCTCGAAAGTCCTTCCACTCTTCACAGACCAGAATACCTCGACCACCATATTTATCGTACGAGACATGCCCCTCGTAGTAACACCTAAGCATCATAGACTGCCATGATGTATAGGTTAACTTCTCAAGGGTAGGTAGTCCCTTACGAAGGCAGCCGCAATGAGTCTTGGGATTGTTGGTATGTATTAAGTAGTCATGTCTTACCGTTAGAACCTTACCACAAGAACATCTACAGTTCCAACGTTGCTTCTGACTGGATGGTGTAGGAACCTTAGCTACTACAGTAAGATCCCCAAATACCATCCCTTTCAGCTCACGCAATCCGTGACGTTTCATTGGTGCCCTCGATCTCCTTGAAGGCTGCAACACTAACAGGGACGTAGGGGGTTATCAACTCAAGCATTGCTTTAGCATACACACGGATTTCGTACTGTGCATGCTCGTGCAATCTAAGCCGTAAGAAGTGGAACAGATTATGTAAGTCTACAGTAGCGAACATTCTACTGTAAGTATTCATAGGCAATACGCCTCTAGCGAGCTCTCTAGGACAACCCTCCTTCAGAAGGGTTTGATAGAGTGTAAACGCGGTAGCACATTGCCCATGAATAATCTCACGGAAGGCAAGCGCCTTAGGATGAGGTTTATCCGTACGCATCTGTTTGTTACTTGACGACTGTCCTGTAATATCCTTTGCTTCAGGTACATAGAACTCTTCAGGCAGCTCTGAATACCTAGCAGATATTTCGTTGTACGACCAAGTACGATGACGATGCCATTGACGGAATACAAAGATAGGCGCTTTAACCTCAAACGTAAACGTTACTGACTCGAAAGGTGAGGTATGTTTATTACGTAGTAAGTACGCGATCAGCTTTTCATCCTTACCTGCATCTTCCCCTGTTCGCCAGTCTATGTTATGGCTAACACGAGCACTCCGAACGACGGACATGTCACAACCCATACGATCCGCGAGGATCACATATCCGTGGTCTAATACCTCTACCTTAGATTTGCTCATCTTGAAGTGTCTTGAATAGGGTTCACTTTCATGTTCTCCGTTACCTCGATCAGCTTCTCGATGTAGTGTTGTGCCTTCTTGAGGTCATCTACAGATCCTCTATCCCTCCAACGAGTCACGTACTTAATAACGTTCCCTTCGAAGTAACCAAGGTTATTAGCTGCTATATAGTCCCAGGGCTCGATTGTAGTAAGTTTATAGTGCCTACCTCCTACCTGCCTATCATTAGCTGACATTAGAAGTCCTTTCGTGTAAACTTTGCGGGATTATATCCATGTTGGCTTGCTTCCGCATAACCCTTAAGAGCCTCTAGATCCATCTCTTTTAGCCATCTTAAGACTGTGATGTGCTGTACCTGAAAGTAGTAAGCTAAAGCGTTAATGATTGCTACATCCTCAGGTTTGGATCTAACATTAGGGTTCTCGGCAGGCATAATTAGACCCCTCTCCTGTTGTAATAAGCTCGGGCCCAATTCGGCACCTTAGAGGACTCTCCATCCTTGTCGAGCTTATCAGGTCGACGATCTTTATCAACACCTGTATGTTTGAGAGAGTGCCTCCGATAACCTTTGCCTGTAGTCGACATCGCCCTCCAAAGCATTTCTGACCAGGCTTGAATGAAGGTATGTTGTACTCCAATCTCAGATGTCATGGCGTGTCATCTCCTCAAGCATAGCGGAGTAAACACACAAGTCATGAGCTGAGTCTCCGTGTCCACCCTCACTGAAAGCTGCAGCGTATCTAGTTAACTTGGTCACGATATGCGAGATGAGGCCGAGACGACTCCAGTCGCATGCAGTCATTATGTTAGGTTGAAGCTCCATTAGTAATTCGAGAGCTTCCATGATCTGTCCATAAGGATCCTTATAGTTGTCTACTCCGGATCTCGAATAGAGAACGTTCCTTTCCTCAAAGGTTTTAGCTGCAACCTTAAGGATGCTAGGTACTAAGTTGTTAGTAGTCCCCGAAGAGGATGAAGTAGCAGCCGTGTCTGATTGCATCCCGACCGTGTCTTTTAGTTGTGTAATAACCCCATTGATGGAGTTTGTCATCCGTACAGAATCCTTTGGCGACTTGAGCAGCCTGTTTCGTGACCTGGACCTTGTTGATGTGCGCGTAGACATCTAGACCTCCAATAAGACGGGATGTGTGTAAAGTTGACCATGCATGACTGCTAGTCTTCCAGCCATAGACACGATATTCTTCTATCACCAACCGATTGATGACACCGCGCGAGGTAATCCAACTCCAGATTTTATCCGCCCCAGATGCGGCTTCACCTGTACCTAGTTGCTCTGTAGCAATCAAGGCACCATCTAGAAACATAGCCAGACCAGTAGTCTCACCTGGATCGACACTAACTATCAGTCCAGGAGGATATCTACCTTGGCATAGTTCCTCAAACTTCATGGAACTAAAGAGGTGAGCCTAAACCCACCTCCTTAGACGACTGTTGCGCAGTATAGAAGGCCTCATCTAGAATAATGCAGCCTTACTATTCAGCAGTCGTTTTAGCCAGCCGTTTGAGCTTGCGGTTCTGCATTAGCAGCAGGAGGTGCTACGGCTGCTTCTTGCTTA